AAGTCATCGCGTATGGCTGCAAAGCACACTCGGTATGGTGTCCAGCTGGATGTTTTATTTTCAAAGAAGTGATGCATACCTGCGAAACGAGTGGGGAAATTATACAAACTGGCCATACAAATATAAACCAGAAGGACTTGTCCCAGCTCCTTTAAATGTAAGTTCATGGGGTTCATGGAATCCATTATGCTCTACTTATTCACACTATCTTGGACCAGGAACTAATCCAGTGTCAGTTCCAGCTATACCTACAAATACTGGTTACTTTATTACACCACCATTCAGTGTTGAAAATCAAAAAGATATTCTTTTGAATTTAGGTATTTTGTTAGATGGAAAATATAGAGAGAATTTACTCGACGCTGGAATTTACAATTATTTGGAAAAATATACCAGCAGTCGTGGTTCGGCACCCGATGGTCTGTATTGTTACAATTTTTGCCTGAATACTGAACCCAGCGATTTTCAACCTTCTGGCGCAATCAATGCCAGCAAGTTTTCAACCATAGAGCTTGAATTTACCACCTTTTATCCGCCGCTAGATCCAGAAGCGCAGTTTCTTACCATTTGCGATCCAGAAACCCAAGTTCCTGTCGGCGTAAATAAACCGACTTGGAGAATTTACGACTACAATTACAACTTGACGGTTTTTGAAGAGCGTTTTAATATGCTGACATTTGTTGGCGGAAATTGCGGCCTCATGTATGCAAGATAAAATAAATTGAAAAAATATTTTGTTTGATATTATTTTACAGTGTTTCTATTTATTTTGAGTATTTTGAGGCAAACGTAATGACGACAACAATGACGCAAAAGGAACTGGGTAAACTTCAACAAACCATGAACGAGCTGCTTCAAAATGGAAAAATGGACGAGTTTCGCGCATTACTCGACCAGAATGCAGCGTTCATTCATACTACGCGAGAAAAAGGAATTGTTACCATGATGTTGCGATTTGCGATTTTGAAACACGATGATGCACTTATTGCTTCCGTCTTTGACCGACTTTCCATGAAGCGTGACTATTTTGCACTCATGGTTTACAACCCGGACCCTGAACACTGTGCACATTTATTCACGCGATACATTGATGCTGCACTTCTCGATTCCAAAGATGTTCGATTCATGTTTGAAAACCGACTAACGTTTCTGTTTCGTTACTTGGATGGCAAGTTTTTGCAAAACTCTCAAACCTCGTGCGACAATGGTACGTTGGTTGAACCTGAGTCTGAATCATGTTTGTCTAGGTACACGCTTCAAAATGTATACAATTACATTCAAAAAATAGTTGCTCAAACAGAAAAAGATCCGAAAAACAAGTCGCAACAGCATCTTGCCGTTATCAATAAACTTGATCAATTGGTGACATCGTCAACCTTGTTGTATGATACGATCATTGACGGCGGAAATGTTCTACATTCTTATAATGGTAATCCGAATCCCGATGATTTGAACACCATGATTCAACTTGTTCGGGAAAACCGACGCAATCCGCTTGTTGTCATCCATAAATCACACACGGATGAACGGCGCAATCCATCTTACGCTCCGCGCATCAATGCCATTCTACGCGACGTGCCTCATATTACTACTCCCGCCGGACTAAACGATGACTTGTTTATTCTGATTGCATACTTGATGAGGATCCAAAAAGAAGAAAGAAAAAATGGTTCTCATGTTTCGATCATTACGCGCGATACGTATACTGATCATATGGACAAATTCAAACGCGCGGAAAAGGATGTCTCGGACGATTTCGGAAAATACTTGGCGAATGATCTTGTTCCATTTTTAAACAATGGTTGCGGAAATATACAGTTCCGCCTTCAGTCCACGATTTCACATTGCATTCAAATTGTTGAACCATATGCATACATACCCGTTGAGAAAACCAACACGTTTCTAAAAATAAAAATATAAAATCAAAATGAAAAATGAAAAATAAAAATATAAAATGCAAAATCAAAATACAATATAAAATGAAAAATCAAAATACAAATATAAAATGAAAAATGAAAAATGAAAAATGAAAAATGAAAAATGAAAAATGAAAAATGAAAAATCTAAACCTATTTTTTAATTTTTTTTTTATTTAGCAATAGTATAACCACATTATCATATTTTTAAAAAGATGCCCAAAATATCCAAATGCGATAATAAAAATAAAAAGACACAGAAAAAATACACATCTCGACCATCTCCGCCATTCGCTGCAAATGACTGCAAAAATAAAACAAAAAAGGGAAATAATGGTAAATTTTTTAAATCTGTTGCAGATAAAAATGGAGTTTACAAATGGGTGCCGGTTGTTAAAAAAAGTTAAACTATAGAACTAAATAATAATATTATGGTATATATATTATTAAAAATGTATTCATATGATTTTAGCAGTCCCGATCTTGAAGTATCAGGTTTAACAAGTTTACCTGAACCCGAATCTGAAGTAGTTACAAATTCAGGTAGAGTAAACCCTGTTCCTCGAGATACAATAAAATGGAGTCATGGTAATTGTAACCCAACATCGTCATTATTTGGATGTAAAGATAATAATATTTTTCCACCTACCTCAAAGTCATTAATAATGATTCCTACTACACTTGAAGGAGGAAGAAAAAGAAAGATGAAGTCAAATAAAAGCAAAAAATATAAATATCGTAAACGACATCATAAAACAAGGCAAATAAAAAATAAATTAAAATTGAAATAAATATTACAGTTTTTAAATAATATAACAGTAAGTCAATTTATTATTATATTACTATGATAAAAAGTAAAAAACTCATGTGCGAAATAACACCTCAACTTGCCGAATTCTTTGGCGAACCAGGTCGGAAAAAAATGTCACGAACAAAAGTAACAAGCAAAATCGACGCATACATCCAAAAAAATCATCTTCAAGATATTATGAATCCCACAAATATTTATCCAGATATTAAACTCATGACCCTCCTTTTATCTGCTTTTACTCCAAATCCAAGACCTTATCCCAAGATGATTACGTTTGAAATGCTCCGCGATATTATTTCAATTCATTGTGTAAATTGTCAATATGAAGACTATTATTATCGCATTCCTAAATTTGATACCCCTTTATAAAATCTTCTAATAATTCCATTCCATTTCTATTACCATCATTTAGATGCATCTTATGAACGCATGTCAAATAATAACAATTTTCATTTAGATTGTACTCTTTTTCTTCAATCAAATAGCTTTCACATGGTATATTTATAAAAGTGTCGCACTCATAGTTGCCACAAACATATGTAATGTATACGCGATGCACTTTATCATAATGCGTGTTTAAAAACTCATTATATATTCCACTTCCACCAATGATCCATAATTCGTCATATTTACCACATTCTTCACAATGTGTTAAAGCATCATGTGTTGAAGAAAAAATATAACACGAGTTAAATTTTAAACTTAAGTTATTATTACGAGAAATAATAATATTTGTTCTATTTTTTAGTGGTCTTCTTATCTCTGGAATACTTAGCCATGTATTTTTGCCCATGAGCACTGCATTAAATCCTGCACCTGTCGTTCTTTTTGAAAATAATCTCATGTCATCTTTTAAGTGAGACCAGGGTAGTCCATTTTTTAGCCCGATTCCTCCATTTTTACAAATTGCAACGGCAATATTTATGATGGTCATTAAATATATTTTTATTTTTACCTAAAATATCTTTTTAACTTTATTTATATTTCTCCCTCTAATAAAAATTAAAATAAAAATTAAAATAAAAATTAAAATTAAATGTTATAATATATTATATATTAACGCATGCAACGCCGACCTGCTAGTGCCCCAATTGATATTCATGTTTCTCGCCCTAAATTAACGGATGGTTATTTTAAAAGTATTGATACTGTTATTGAAATAGATCCAAAAGCAAAAGAAATTTATGATGAATGTAGTAAAAATGAAGTAACTTGTCCAGATACAGATTATTTAGCCATACCTAAAATAAAAAAATTAATATTAGAAGTAAAAAATATTGTTGAAAATATGGATAGTCGTAGAGATGTAAGTGGTGAGTTGAATACAATCCAAGAACTATTTGAATATGGTGATACACCCAATAAAATATTAAGATTTGATGTAGATAAATTAAGAAGATGGTGTCGCTATTGGTTAGTGCCACATTTTAGAGATTATGATACTTTGAATGACACTCAAACTTTATCTAAGTTGATGATAATAATTGATCCCGACGTAAAAGAAAGAGAACAACAAAGACGTCAAGAAGAAAGAAGACTCGCAATAGAAGAAGAACAACAAAGAGAAAGAACGCCGAGTCCAACAACCGACCTTTTTAGAGGATTTGGAGGTAAAAAAAAATATTTGTCTCTAAAGCGTTCCTCGCGCAGAAATAAATCACATCGTAAAAATAGAAGAAGTCGTCGTGTATCTCGATTTCGAGTTAAAAAATCATACAAAAATAAAAAATATATTAAGTAAACTCAGTTATTTTTTTTAAAGTTTATAAGTTTAGTAAAAAAATTTATTATTATTTTATACTTAATGTATAGTGTGCAAAATAAAATAATAATAAATTAAATTTAAAAATAAATGAAATTTAAGTTCGAATTTATTGTTTTCATCATTACTGCAGGACTTATTTTAAATACATATTATGATGGAAAATATTTTAAACTTGTTGAGTCTATAAATGCGCGCAAGTACATAAAGATGGCAACGATTGGATTTTTCGGATTATCTATGTACTTATTTATTAAAAAAAATCCTGAAAATTCACACCACATTATGCAACATGCCAACGAGTTTATTAAGTATATGCCGATCAGTCGACAATCCGCAGATATGTTGACACCTTTTTTTGACATGACAAATCAGCGCGCATTTTTTAGTAAAGTTGGTGATGACAGTGCGAATGCGGATAATGATGATGCTGGTTGGACAACTCGAAGACAACAAAACAGCATTAATAAAATCATGACATCTGGAAAATCAACGGGAGTTGGCGATAAACCTACAAAACGCAGTGTGAGTGAATCTAAAAAAAAATTCGTTGCTGCTCAACAGGGATGGAAATGTGGGGATTGTCAACGCCAACTTCCAGGATGGTTTGAAGTCGATCATAAAATCCGTCTTGAACATGGGGGGTCAAATTCTGTCGACAACTTGGTGGCATTATGTAGAGACTGTCATGGTAAGAAAACGGCATTTGAAAATTTTTAGTAATGTCAAAGATAAATAAATGTAATAAAGAAAATAAAGAAAGAGAGATAAAGTAAAAAATATAAAATATAAAATATAAAATATAAAATTATTTAGTCGTGTTTACATATTTATAAATAAATAATTTTATATGATAAATATAACGATACAAGTATTAAATTAAAAAAAGGTAAAATCAAAAATGCAGTCATTAAATAATAATTCCACTGATGGAACCGTATCAACCTTGACCAAATTTATATTCATCGCGCTGATATGCATCCTTGTTAATATTCCACTATATTTTATGGATGAAAAATGGGTTGCTGGATTATTCACAGGTGCATGGATTGGCGCAGCAGTTTTACTGTTTCTTTATAATTATATTTTCAAACTAAATGTAACTTCATACAGTTTGTCAAATTTTTTCAACAGTTATCTTGTACCAATTCTAGTGTACATATTTTGGATCATATCAATTTACTGGTTGGTAACAGAAAATACCGATCTAGCCGAAAATCCAGAAGACAGTCAACTTTCAAGAAACATCGCAGCTGTTTTTACTGGAGTAATTCCTTTTTTAGCAATTGTTGTAACAGTGCTATATAAATCAGATGCAATACACTATGTTCCTAAGGGAATTTTTTTCAGCATCCTTGCATTCATTTTTGGACTGTTCTTTTATTATTTGAATGTATTAAGAATAAGTTGTGACGGTGGTTCAGATTGCTGGGCTTACGCCGGATGGTCAACATTTTTAGCATTTATTGTGACAACCATAGTTTTTGTTTGTTTATCCGAAATTAATATAAATGGATTTCTAAAAATGTTTCAAATTTTTCCGAAAAACTTTTTACAAAATATAACTGCACCCATAAACATTTTTTCCATCATTCTATATTTAATAACATGGATTGCCAGTATTGTCGTATTTTTTCGCCACAACAAAACATTCGGAGATGAAGAAAGTGATCCGATCAATGTATCATTTACAATTATTGCGCTTCTCTCCATCCTCATATTGTTTTTAAAACAATTTGAATTCGCATCACGAGTCATTACTCGGTTCATTCAATACATTATAAGCAGCGAATTTAATACATGGTCCGTTTTATTACATGTCGCCATCATTTTCTTATTCATTTTTTCCATTAATGTGACAACATCATCATTAGACAAAACGGGATGGGCAAATAGTCCCTCCATACTAGCTATATTTATTTCTATTCTTGTTTTAATTATATTTTATATAGGCATATTATATTACAGAAATTAGATTTTGATTTTTATTGATTTTTTTTATTCTGTTAGTTATAATAAGTATAGCGCTTACCGTTTACTGTAATTATAGTTATTCATTCAAACCAATTTGTATAAAGTTAAATAAATGAATTCAGATGCAATTAAATTAAAAGCAATACAACTAAAGGATGTAGTAGTTGATGTCGGGGCATCTTTTAAATATTTTATATTATTCATAATTCTTATATTTTTATCCGTTTCTGCATATGGACTCAGTCACAATTTCATTAAAAATCAATGGTGGTTTTCCATTGCTGTCGTGATCATTGCTTTATTCTCTCTATTTCTAAAATTTATTTTAAATATTTCAACATTTTACATTTTATTATTTATTTTGGTCGCAATCTCAGAATTAGTATTCCTTGTTGATCGTTTCGCAGGCATCGCGATGACTTGTGTTACAGGTTCTCTAATCTTATACATACTCTATCTGACATTTGTTCGAGGAGAAAATGTAAATGCATCCGTCAACGCCTTTTTTAGCGACATCTCCTTTTCTGATCCTCTTTACAGTTTTACTAAAATAGTAACATTTATTTGTAATTACTTTTTAAAGGGTATCTTGGTTCAACTTGTAAAAAATTCAATGCTGATTATATTTCTCATGTATTTAGGTCTGGTGATGTATATTTACATAAAACAGCCTTACCAGGTTGTTTCAGATAACAAGTCTATATTTTTGTTTATATTTCTTTTCATTGGGTTTGCATTACTGTCGTTACTGGTGATGGGTCTAGAAGCGTTTGTTCCTTTCATCATATCTTTTGTAAAGTACACTATTATTATTGGCATTGTTATTGGCATGATTCTTGCTGTTTTACACGTGTATACCAATGTTCCAATTATTGCAAATACAGTTTTATTTATTCTGAATATTGCAATTCTCGTCGGTATTTTGGCTATGGTTGTTCGATTCATTGGAGCAGAAGCACCCAATTATATTTCGGGACCGCCAACGTGGTCAAGTTTATTATTTAAAATTGCCATTTATCTTCCTTGTTTGTGTTTAAACTTGGCCGATTATTTTCGAGGCGAACTCAAGTTAGCACCGCGACAATGGACATATGTTATTCTTTTATTTTTTGAAATTATATTTATTGCATTACTTTTCTTGCTTCCAAAAGTATTTGACGCAGTCGTAAATCACAACGGCGAAGTCATACTTGATGAAGTGTTGCCACTTAATGAACAAAGTGAACCGTTGGATATTGTAACACTTAACACAGATAACAGCACAACATTTTCTTTAACACCATCACTCGTAGAAAATACAAAAACAAATACACCGCGTTATAGTTACGGGATTTCTGCATGGTTTTATATCCATCCTGAACCTCCAAAAAACAGCTACTCATCCTCCGCTTCAAATGGAGTCAGTATTCTAAATTTTGGAACTGATGCAAATACAAATGATAAAACTCCACCAGGTGCACCACAAATTTTATTCAATCCACTTACAAACCAACTTATAATAAGTGTCCAAACAGAAACAAATAACACTACAAACGTTGTTCTTCCGAATGAGATTTTATTACAACGATGGAATCATTTATTTATTAATTTTAACAATAACGGTATTATGGATGTATTTTTAAATACACATTTAGAAAGTTCAACACCAAATATTATTCCAAAGTTGCCCAAAACATTAATTGTTGGTTCAAAACCGGGAGGAATATATGGCCAAGCTTGTAATGTAGTGTATTATAAAGATGTTGTTGGAAGTCAAGGCATTTCTTGGATTTATAATAGCCACAAGTTATTAAATCCACCACTAAAACCCAACTTTTAGAAAAAATAAGTTAATTATAAATATAAATATAAATATTTTACAGTTATTTTATAATTATTTTATAAGTAATATAATATAATATATTATTTATTTATTAATAAAAAATGGATTTTTCTTGGTCAACTCTGATTATCGTTTTACTTATTATTATTATCGTATATTTTATTTGGTCAACACTGTCTTCTTCCTCTTCAAGCACAATCATTAGTAGCCAACAAGATGCAAAAACACAAACATCCATTTCAGTAACTGATAATACCTACAACTTTGCACTTTCTACATGGATTTATGTAACCGAGTGGGAATCAACGTCTGTAGATAAACCAATTATTTCTTCAGAATCCGATACATCAGGAACAACCCCCAATCTTCTTATAAGTTTAGGAAAAGATACGAATGTATTAAACATTAATATAGAAGGAAGTGGGGTTGGGGGTACGGTAATTCCTCCTATTCCAAATATTCCCCTTCAAACTTGGGTGTCCATTATCTTGAATGTAAATAATGGAAGTTCAATTGATATTTATATCAATGGAAAACTTGTACAGACTAATGCTTTACAAGGGCCATGGAGTTTGAGTTCTGGATCATTGTATGTCGGTTCTAAAAATGGATTTAATGGATACATTACTATGGCAACGTTCCATAAAGAACCATTTGGTCCTCAAGATGCATGGAACACTTATTCTAGTGGATATGGATCTAGTGGATTAAGTTCGGTAAGCGATTTCTTCAACAAGTACAAAATTCGTTTCGCTTTTGTAAAAGATAATGTTGAACTGAATCGTCTCGATATTTAAAAATAGATTTAAGTTTTCAAAATTATTTTATTGGTATTATTATATCTTTTATATATCAATATCAATAGTAAATATTTCAGATATGTTATTTTATGGAAAAAAAATTGATTTTACAACTATTATTTTTATTGTGGTTATCATTTTAGCCATTTATATCCTTTTTTCTTATTACCAACAACAAAAACAAACCATATCAATTAGTCTTACCTCGAATCCAATTACAACGCCAGTAACTGTTTTAATTCCTGAAAAAATACAGTTACAAAATGGTGCGTTTGCACTTTCTCTTTGGATTAAACTTAAATCTGCCATTCAACTTTCGTCCTCATCGCAGTCATTAAATCTACTACGCGTAACAAAAAATGATGGAATTTCCCCTTCACTTATAACATTGACGCTAGATGCTAGTGGAAACCTCGTTGTTTCAACACTGGTTGCAACAAGTGCAACAAAAACAACAGTTATATTGTTTCCCATTGGCGAATCCGTCAACATCGTTTTAAATTATAATGGTGACGATGATATTGATCCCGATAAAAATGAAACCGTCTATGATCCAATAACAAATAAAAATATACCTATTTATAATCCCGACTCCAATACCTTTTATAATAACAGTAAACGTGCACTCGATGTCTATATTAATGGTCTTTTAAACAATACAATATCAGTGGATACGCTGACAAATTCAAAAACGGATGCTAATTCGCCACCATATATTACTTACATGGATCCTTCCATGAATTACATTACAACCAATGGAAATCAAGTCATTGTTGGTGATAGTAACCGCGATAACTTAGTTGATGGAACAATTTCTAATGCCACATTCATTAAAGATGGATGTTCGCCAAAAGATGTTCTCAGTATATTTAATCAAGGAGAATCTGGGAGTATTCTTGAAAATTTGTTATCTTATAAACTTCGTTTCAGTTTGATTGAGAATAATAAAGAAGTGAACACGTACGATTTTCTATAGATGAGTAAAACGCTGTGACAGTAGCATAAGTCCTCCGAATATAGAAAGATTCTTTGTAAATGAAATCATTTCTGAAGGATTTGTCGGAAAATGAAAAATTAAAATCGTCATTGCAGTAAACACTGCTAAACCAATTGTTGCAATGTACGCATATTCTTCATATTTGCTTGTGTAGAGAGAATATAATATTAGTAAACTTCCAAACGTAAGTAATCCTATAACTCCCACAACTGTTGATTCATAAATGAGTGAAATCAACAATTTACTCTGATTCAATACTTTTTTTAAATACGCTAGTGCCGGAATTCCAACGAATGCAATACTAATGACTAAAAATAAGTATACATTGGTTGTGTGACTCATTTTGCCTAACATTATCAGAGTTACATAAAAATAAACAATTGAAGCAATAATAGCTACAGTAAAAATAGGATTCAGTTGAATTGCATTTATTTTTGTCTCTAAAAAATCTACCGTTTTTCGAAATGATGTTATTTTATTTACACCGCCAGCTAAAAATATAAATAATAATAAAAATGCATTAAAACAAATAAATAATCTATCCATTTTTATTATTTATTTATATTTTTATTTATTTTTTTGTTGACTATTTCAATTTTTTGAAAGTTTTCATATTTTTGAAAGCACATATCCATTTTCTCCTGTTGTGAAAACGCGTTTGTATTGTTGTCCCGTTTCATGCATCTTCAAATGACACGACTCGCACACTGTCAGCAAATTTGCCCGATGATTTTTATGAAAATGTTGAATATAATCATTTGAATCCGCTTCTCTCTGATGTTGCAAATGATGCACTTCTTCCCCCACCTCTTTTTTACAAAGCTCGCATAGCCCCTTCACTTTATGAGCATTAAAATGACTCGGTTTGAAACTCAAATCCCCTGTTTGTTTCTTATCGCGATACTTTAATCGAATTGCATTTGCCATTTTCAAAAAATCGTCCGGTAAATGCAACGATTTGCATACTTCAAGTCCATACATACTCGGTCCCGCACCATCGCGCAACTTCCGGTCATAAATCAGCATGTCCCGCTCCCTGTCATACGTTACCGCCATGTGTTTTGTAACAAGCTTTTCCATTTGCGCAATTTCCTCGTAGTCTACAATCTCGTGCATGTGCGTTGCAAAAATAAAACAACTTTTCACTGCATGCAGTTTCTGCAGCCCGGCAACAAATATACTAATTGCAGAATCAATTTCCGTACCCGAACACAACTCGTCTCCCAAAATCAAACTGTTTTGGTCCGCACATTTTAAAATAACCCGAAGTTCCGACATTTCTACCGCAAACGTCGACATCCCTTTAAACAAGTTATCATTCCCTAAAATGCGTGTCATAATATTCGTATATGGACGATACGTGAATGCCGAACATGGTACATACAGTCCCGCCTGCGCCATAATGATGCAAATTCCCAACGCTCGAATCATGCTTGTTTTCCCGACCGCATTCGTGCCATATAGCAGCATACCGCGCTCCTTTAGACCAAGCGAAATGTCATTTGTCACATAGATTTCATCCTCATTCATTCGCTCAATTAAACAGTGTCGAATGTCACGTGCATCAACATAAGAGCCCACTTGTTCTTTACTTGTATCAACTGTTGGCTTACAGTACTTGTATTTGCGAGCAATATACGCCTGATTTTGAATCAAGTCAACATCCGTAATAAATGAAACAATGGTATGAAACGATTCTTGATATTCTTTTAGTTCGCACACGAATTTATGAAATACGACTCCAATTTCATCACGAATTTTATTTTTCGTTTCACTTATCGATGTGCATACGCTTGATAGTGCTTCATGTACAAACGTCACTGCACTGCTTCCTGCTTTAACAAATTGCAACGCAGATAGATCAAAGTCAAATATTTTTTTATCCTTATCCTTATCGATTGAGTCATATTTCAACTTGGAGATGTGTTCTTTCACTTTTACCCTTTTACTAATTTGTTCTATTAATAATTTACTGCGACGTTCTGTTGTCTGAATACTGTATCCTGATTTTTCTGTTTCATGCCTTTTTACAAATTCTTTTTCTTTATTATCACCTTTTTTATCGCCTTTTTTTTCTCCAATTGCAATCAAGTCATGACAATGTGCACGAATTGCCTCTAAAATACTGCATCCGTCTTCATTTGCAATGTATGTTGAATCAAGATCCTTGTTTATGCATGGACGAACAAAACAATCCTTATAACTCAAATCAAAATCGAGAGAGTCGATAGAACGACACTTATCCATAAAAAAACATGATTCCATTTTATTTATTAACTCTTTGCATATTTTTGTAATTCTCTCTGGATCTCTATCTGCATGAAAATACTTTAATAATGTTTCGTCGCACTTCACACCATCATACATTTGTAAAATTTTTTGAAGATTTGTATACAATACATAGAGAGAATTCGGATAAATCTTTCCCATTTGTATTTTACGATGTAGCTTTTCAATATCTTTTATATTTTCAAGCTCGCTTCTCCAATTTATATAAAAGTCTTTATTTAAAACATACTCGGTGATGTCATATTCTCTCTGAATCGTATCAACATGAAATGAAGGATGCAATAGTCGATAATAAAAACGCCTTGAACCCATTGGTGTTTTACATTTGTTCAATAGTCGAAACACGGATGAATTTTGTCCGCCGCATTCACTCAAACCTTTCGAGTCAATTATATTCAACTGTTCTAGCGTGTGATTTGCTAAAACCATTCGATCCGATTTATTTTCAAATTCCGGTTCTTCTATTTTTGACGTCAGATTCGGATTGTGTTCATAAACAAAGTGAAGCAAAAATGTATATGCCTGAACAGCAAATTCATATGCAGAATAGTTTTGAAAAATTGCAGCACACACATGAAATGAAAAAAATTTTCCCAATACTTCTTTTCGATATGTTTGTTTTTCTGCATTTTTCGCTTGAATTAAAAAAGGATGCTGTTGTTGTTGTTCTCTCTCATTTGATTCATTCAAATCAACCCAGTGAATTGCATTTGCAGTTGAAGAAATGTTGGCATAATTTTTTACATCTTCAACTTCGATTGCAGAGAGATTTGAAATAATAATAACCTCACTCGGACGAAATGATGAAACAAATCTCTCTAGTTCATCATATGTTGTCTGATTATGACGCGGATTTATTTCCGATTCGATTTCAAAACATACACTTTTTCCTGTAAAAATATCAATATTTGACATTCCTATAATAATTTTTTTATTCGAAGTAAGACCAACTTTTATCCGCTCAATCCAAAAACATGACGTGTTGTTTGAGAGAACGAGAGAATCATTAGAAAAAAATGTACCCGGTGAATAAATACAATATAAACTTCGCGTCACATTTACACCTTGTCCATCTTGCACATAAACTACAACTGTATATCCACGATCTTGCATCTTTTTTACATACCTTTCTAAACTGTAATCTCTGAAGTTACACGTAAATGGAAATCCTGCCATACATCTACCGTTTGTAATCGAAGTATTTAAATCACAAACCGTACAAAATTCTCTCATATTTTCATCTGCAATATTCCCATCCACATCCGCTTTTGAATAACATTCGAAAAATGAACCTACCTGCATTAATAATATTGTTTTTTGTCCATATTTATTGGAATATTCTCTCGATAAACGAAAGTATTCATCAGTTAATGAAGATGACATTTTATTCGTGTATAATTAATTGTATTTACTCGTGGTATTATTTTATATCTGTTTTATAAATAATATTGTGTATTTTACCGAGAACCTGATATCCGCTTCATAAATCGATAAAAAACATATAATGAAAATGCAGTCATAAAAATATAAAATGCTTTTACATACATGTCATCTGGTAATTTTGATAAATCATCTACTACTGAATTTGAATTAAAAAATTTCATATTTACTTTGGATCGACGTTTACTGTCACGATTTTTATTTTTGTTACAGTCAACCTTTTTATAATATGGTAACTTGCATCTACTATTTTTTTTATTATGAGTTGTTGAAAACATGTTTCCAAATATACTGGTGTCATCGTTGTCGCTTGAACTCGAATCACTATCACGATTTTTGGCATCCATACGAGCCGTAAATGTTTCCGTGCATGTTAATGACGGATCTGCCGGATTTTTCTTATCTGGAAAAATACATGGATCCATATTTTTCACATCAGCCACAGCCACAAATTGTGTTTCCGTACCTACATTATCTTGGCCAGTATCGTTTAAATTTGAATCTGTAACTGGAACAATGGTTTGAAGTGTTACTGACATACAGTCCGGATTGTCACCCATCATAAACGATTTGAATAAACTAAGGGGGTTCATCTTGCCTAAATCACCCAAAAGACCAGGAATAAGTCCCTCAAATTCTGTAAAATCAGTTCCTCCAAGTCCCGAAGAAATAAATGGAATGTTTCCATTCGGAACATTGTCAATATAAATGTAGCGATCTACTTTATTTCCAGATGCAACATCTTTACACTGTCCACCAGTTTTCAAAAAAAATCTGTCGCCAAGTGGCCCACCGGTTGTTGATCCGCCGTTTCCTGAAACCAAAACTTCAACATAATTGATAAGTCCATTTACATTATTGGTTATCGCACCAAAATTACCATCAGACGACATACCCATGTCCGACGGTTTTAATATACGTTTCCAATACAAGTAATCGGGACCCAGTAAATTCTGTTCCATTCCTTTCATATCCGTCATTATATCTGAAAAAAAATTCGACATTTTTATTTTTTTATCCTTATATTTTATTATTATTTATTATTACTGATATTTATCTATATAATAAAAAAATATTGTTATTTTTACATTTTTTTTATTTTTTATTATATTTACATTTTTTTTATTTTTTATTATATTTACATTTTTTATTTTTTTTTATCGATCCCTCATCACCAGAATAAATCGTCGTCAGAATCAAATGAGTATGATGAGCGTGCATTGGGATTTTCTTCATAGATGAATTGAAACCTTTTCATGTTTTTCAAGTATGTTGGTGAAACATGCCAACGAATCGGAGCTTTTTTCCCGAGAGTTTTGATGTCTTTCACACTGCATATGCCAGTTTCGTGACGATTCACACCGTAAACTTTGTACTTGGGCGGTGCATCACCTTCAGATTTTGGCACAAATGTTTTGCCGGGCCACATATTTGCTTTTGGTGACATGGTCCAAAGTGCATCTTTTGCAGGGAACGTATGAATTTTCCACTTCCAATCGATCCACTGTAATTCAGCCGCTTCATTGTAAACTTTCTCAAATTCTTCTACGGTTTTGCATCTACACAATTCATCGGCTCGATTGTGGAATAACATTCCCATGAAATCCCAAAACGTGTCAGATTTTTGTGTCGAATTACATGGAACCAAGTATCCGTAATCCGATGGGTTAATGAAGTGAGGACATCGTTCTAATGTGCGCCGCTCTTGATCCAAAGTTATGTATGACTTGTAAACTTTTCGAAACCCCGCGGCTTCTTCCTCTTTTGTCATGGAAGTCATATTCGGAACAGTTTGCCAGCGCTTTTCTCTGCGCCACTTTTCCATTTCTTGATGATGGATTTCATTCGAGTATTTGCAATTTTCCTGATATTCCTTGTCTTCCCATTCCTTTTTTTCAGTTTCATTTTTGAAGATGGGAGCAACAGTTGGAGCATCGGGTCGAATCAGGGTTTTGTGGGACGGCCAATGATGTTCGGAAGAAGGTGCGGATGCGGTTGACGCGGTCGTTGCGACTGATTGCTGTTTTTCTGAATTGGGATCAGCGGGCGCAATTGCAGGTTGTCTTCCACCAGCCCAACTTTTTGGTTTTGTTTTTGCTGTTTTTAAAGTGAATATGTCATCTTCTCTAGGCGTTGCTGCTGGTGCCGTTGTTTGCGTCGAACGATGATTAGATTTAACAATTGAAGCCCAAGATCTCATCGAATGGTAACAAGTAGAATGAACGCTATAAAATATTATTTTAATGTAAAAAAAAATCAATTTATCTTTTTTATATTTTTATCTTTTTTATATTTTTATTTTTATCTTTTACTGAACACAAACCCGATAATACGTCGAATGAATCGCTGATTTGCTGGGTCGGTCAATTTTACACACATCGCCTGGCCGCATTCCAATCGCTAAAGCAACCGGATCATACCTTGAAATGTCTGGCAGCTGCGACTTGTCAGCAACATTATACTTTTTCATCATTTCATCCAACTCTTCATTTGACAATATTGTGTGTGGGGGAACATACAAATGATTTAATATATTAAACTGAAGCCGATCCAATGAAAGCAATACAATAAATCTTCCCTGCAAAAATAATTGATTTAAATACTGATTCATCGTTTTGACTTCTTGTTTTGTTACAATAACTAACATATCTTTTTCCGTCAAAACGGTATCATTTGCATTTGTCGAGATTCCCAATCCTCCAACTTCGCCACCCACGCCCAAAACATACAAGTCTTCAACCAAGTCGTTAATGTTTCCTACACTCAACATTTTTTCAAGATGAAATTTAACATATGCCTTTTTCTTCAACTTTTTTTTATCTGATGATGACAATTTCGTTTCTACCAACATGTCAAGCTGTTTATGCGCATACATGGCATTTACTTCGTTCACACCAAAATTCGTATACCCATCTACATCATATCCTTGAGTCGTTAAAATATCCAGCAAATTTTTTCTCGCGTTGTATAGTCGTGCTATTGTTTTGCTCGCATTCGTGGATGACATTATCTAGAATTAAATTGCGTGTATATTTTAAGTTAAAGATAATATATCTATATATCTTTAATTCAATTTTTATTATAATTTATTTTAAAAAAATTTGAGCAATTTTTATCATGAAACATATTTGAACAATTTTTTATATCATGAAAAAATTTGTCTGATAGTAAATAGAATGTATTTTTCTTTAAATCATCGTCTAAATAATAACCAATTGCATGATCCTCTATAATATGTTGTTTTATAAGCTCACTTTTTTCAAGAAGGTTCATAACTGCTGCTTTAGATAAAAAATAAAATCGACCACTGCAATAATTTGTTTTTTTTAATAACAAATTTTTAGGTAATTCAGAGTGAATAGTATAATATGTGGAATAAAAATCATTCACACGTAATAGTCTACCGCCGTAATTATATTTTATAGATGATGAAGAAAGTGTTTTTATCATTTTAGTAAAAAAATCATCCATAACAAGTTTTTGGTCATCATCTGTTTTAAAAATATAATCATAATTATATGTACAATTGATAGCTTCAATAGCTGTTATAACTTTGTCAGGCAAACTAAGATAGTCATCCTTTGTTTTCGTGTAAAGAATTTTATTGTTAAAATCAAAAAAATAATTATTATCTTTACATTTTTTAATGTCGCCGATTACATGAAAATAAATAACATTATTATCCAATTTTTTAAGCCATGTTTCACTCTGTATTTTAGCTTTATACTTATACTTATAACAATTCAAAATTAACAAAATATATTTTTGGTCAATCATATGTTTTCTAAAATTCTTAATATATAATTTATTTATTTACTTTATAAAAAAAATAAATAGAATATACTTGTTTTTTTCATTTTTAATTTGAATTTTAATCTTCAGTGAAAGACGTGTTGAAATCGCTTTACTTTGACTTTAGTTAATGTCTACGTGTGTTAAAAAGTGACGCCTGCAACACATCTTCGTAAATCCAATATCGTCTAGCACTTGCCCTTCGGCAGTTTTTTTTATATTATGATTCGTCAAATAAAGTACCTTGTCAACTGCAACACCTTCACCTTCTTGTTCTTCAAGCTTTTTCTCTCTTACTTTATTTAAATAATAGCGATATTTATCTGCAATTACTTTTCCACATGTATAACACTTTACCGGAATAATCATTTGCTTATTATTTCTAATTAAATAAAATATCTACTTTATATAAATATACACAACTATATTTTATATCAATTTTTATTTTAAATCTTTTATTTAAAATAAATCTAAAAAAAAATAAAAATATGTTACACTACATTTAAGTTTTTCAAATTGTGTCGTCTTCTAATATTTTCCGCATATTTTATAAAATAGTTTCCTTGTTCTCTATAAAATTTTTTTTCATTTTGTGTATATCTTTTAAGTGAACTTAAATATAAATATTTTTTACCTAAAAGAAAATTAAATTCATATTTTTCATTTGGTTTTAGTTTTGTTGGATGTATCACGTTTAATTTTTCAAATCGTTTTTCCTCATCTTTTGTTATATTTTTATTTTTTTTATGTTCCATTTTTATATAATATAAAATATATTTTAATACTTAATAATGATGGGATTAAACTAAATATTATTTTATTGAGAAGAACAACGAGGTCCGTTCATTGCGTCTTTATAATAATAACAGTCCACATCTATTTTTTTACCACTGTCATCATATCCAAAAGTCATACCAGTTTTACTTCCAGAACGACACATGCCATCAGGGTTATCTGCACTAACAACCCATCCACAACAGTCTGTGTTTAAACAAGACGTTTTTCCAAATACTTTGCATTCACTGTCAATATCCTTTGCCGAACTACCTTTGGTTGCATGCATACTGCAAAATCCTGATTTTAATTTTTTTTCAACATCAATCGGAAGTGTTAACAAAGTATTTTGAGTAGAAGTGTTGTTCTTATTTTCGTCATCATGATCATGATCATTTGTTTCGCCGCCATTATCATTCTCATTATCATTCTTTCCACCTTTTTTATGTTCCATTGTTTCTATAATTAATCGCTTTCTTCTCATCATTGGCACATAAAATGATACGTCAGTCATATTAATATAAATAAGCACACCAAAAATAATAATAGTAACTCCAAGTATGTATGTAAAATTATCGTATACAAATTCAAGCATTGTTCTAAATGGAAGTGACAACGAGGACGAATCCATTTTCTAAAATTAAAATACTTTTTGATAGATTTATAGAGAGATAGAGAGATAAATTATAATATATTTTATTAACAAAATAAATAAATATTTATTATATTTTATTACATTTTTTAATTATATTTTATTAATAAAAAATGTAATAAAATATATTTGTAAGAAAATTTATTCTCCTCCACGAAGTCTTAAAACTAGGTGTAATGTGCTTTCCTTTTGAATATTGTAGTCGGCAAGAGTTCTTCCATCTTCTAGTTGTTTTCCAGCAAAAATAAGCCTTTGTTGGTCTGGAGGAATTCCTTCTTTATCTTGAATTTTAGATTTAACATTCTCAATAGTGTCTGTTGACTCTAGTTCTAATGTAATGGTTTTACCTGTAAGTGTTTTTACGAATACTTGCATTCCACCTTTTAATACTTATTTAATATACACTACCTACATACATTACCTTTATATTATTTTATTTTAATATAAATTACTATTCTTTACTGTATATTTTTCTTTACATATATACATATATATAATGATGAAAAGATATTTTAAACATAATATTTTAGAAGCACTTAGAACTGCTTTAATTTTTTTATCAGGATTTTTAATTTATGAGATACTTATAGCTGTAGAAAAAGAATGGAACAAAATTGAACCTTCTCATAAAATTCATAATTTTTATAAAATAAGACTTATTAAATTTTTACTTATTTTTTTAATTGATTTAATTGTACTATCTACACTTAATTATTTTGAAAGTTAAAAAATTTTAAACTATAATTTTGAATTACGACGCATTGTTTTATTTTTTTTTATACTTGGTTGCATTTTTGATTTGCTTTTACTTTTTAATATCGGAAACTTATAACTTACAAAACAAATGGAAGTAAAGACAGAACCATGCTCTTTTTTAATGTCCAAATTATCGTATACAAAATGTTTTCCTGGATGAACTTTATAACCTTTATCTGTAATATTATCTTTATGCAATACAGGATTATTCATTTTACCATATCCCCTTCTCTCAATCATTTCAATTATGGATTTCATTAATGATGCTCCAACTTCTTCTTTATTTCCCGAACCTGAGTATTCACATGCAAAACCGCCTAAATATTTGCCTTTGGGATCGGTTACAGAAGTAGTTATAATAGCTGCACTAATTTTTGACCCCCGTCTACCATTGGCTTGCGCTTTAATACACTCGAGAACTTCACCCCACTGTAATCTACGAAGTCCTTCATCTTTCGAAATCTCTTTTGCCTCTCTCGGCATAACACTTGTAAACTCAATTACGTTGGTATTTTGAATTCCTGCGTTAAATAATGCAGCATCATACGACCCCGTTTCATACGGAAGACCCTCTGAACCTGCATCCGATTCACCCTTTCCTTGTGTTATAAAATATTCATACGGCACTCTATTTCCCAATATTTTCATCATATTAAAGTGAGGTTATATGTATATTATATATATATATTATTAATTTCCACTCTTAACACTTATATATACGTGAACAATAAAATGTTTGCTTTTTATTTTTCAGACCTATAATTTAATGTGTAAATTCATTAATTAACTCTTCAACAAATAAATCATTTTCTAATTTAATATGAGAACCAATAAAAATATTTCTAAATTCTTTATTTAGATCAACTATATTAGTTGGAAATTTTAATGGAAACTCGTGATATTTTGGTTGGGTCTTGATTAAATATACATGTTTAAAATTTTTTTTTAATGTATTATATATAAATAAACGACCAGGTCTACAACCATAACCATCTCCCGCTTGGTTATTCATCTGCACATTTTCACCTATTATATTAATTGATTCATCATTTTGACCACTTGTAATTGTTGATATAACTAAAAATTCATTACATAAATTTGAAAAATTTATTATTGCTTCTTCTGGTTTATTTAAATGATATAGTGTACCATAACAAATAATTATATCAAATTTTTTATCTAATGGTACTTCTTTATTTAAGTCCCATGTGTTATAATCTAAATTTACATTTAATACATTTAATAAAGCTTTTATATTTTCTTCTCTACAATCGTTTAAAGTTACAATTGCATTTTTACTTAATAAATATCTAGTTATATCACCTCTACCTCCACAGCCAGTTTCAAATACTTTTTTATAACTAAAGTCTAGATTTAGTGAATCTAAATGTTCGACTCTTGCTTTGTTAAGTTCTAATGCCCCTTTACAATTAAATAAATCCATTATATATAAACTACTATATTTTTAAAAAAAAAAGTTTACGCTTAACAAACTTATTTATTTAAATAAATATTATTTATTAAATAAATAATAATCTATAAATAATATTACTGACCATGCTTGATAAAATTATGAATAAAAGTGTCACCACCTACATTTACAACTTTTCCTGCCATATTTGAATCTTCATACATTTTCCGTAATAAATTTGATGGAGCTGTTGAACCCAGTTTGAGTAAATTATTTTTTATTAACTCATTTTTCACATCATGTATTGGAACATTTTTTAATTCATGTTGTGCATCTTGAATTTTTTTAATTGTCTTATTATTTTTAATTAAAATACTTATTTTTTTTCCATACTTGCCAAGCTTGTATTTTTTAATAGTTGTCTTTCGTTTAATTTGTTTTATTTTTCTAGGAATATGTTTCGGTCTACTTGATTTTTTTTTATTATTTTTAGATAATGGAATTAATCCACCTGAAGTCCCTGTGTGTAGTTTCAATGTTTTATTAAAATATTGACGATATGATGGTTTTGCACCACCTTTTAAAGCACCATACGGTTTATCTTCATGTACTTTATATTGAAACGG